AATGAATCATTTGAAATAACAGATCCATTAAAAGATGCAGCCGAAACAGTACCAGTAACTAAAGCATTACCGTTAACTTCTAGTGCTTCGGCAATAGGAGTATTTGCTGATTTACGTATACTAAAATATCCTCGTGAATCAAACCCGCCACCGATAATACCATCTGCTCCTTGTACAAGGAATGATATAGCTCCGGGAACATTTCCTGGAGATAATGTACCAGCAGGATCGACACCAAATAATATTGCTGATGAAAAAGCAAAGCCAGATCCGTCGTGTCCGAAGTTTACGATAGATTTTAAAGTGTCTCCCAAATTAACAGAGGTAGGAGTTTCAATCGTTCCTCTTGAAGTAAATCCTGTACTATCTAAACCACTAAAGCCAGTGGTTGTACCATATACTGTTTCATAACTTGTTCCACTATTTGGATTTTTTATAATAGCTTTACCGCGAATAATAGCATCGCCGTATACGTCTAATGGTGCTTCAGGAGTTGATGTTCCACTAAGAATACCAAAATATCCGTCTGAGTTAATTAACGACTGAGAGAAAGATCCAGTTGTTGATGTAGTTACAAATATTATACTACCTGGAACAATTCCTGTAGTAACACTAGTTCCAAAATCAACACCAAATCTAATTCCTGAAGATAGACTATAATTAGTTCCGTCCCAACCAAAGTTTAAAATTGAGGATATTGTATCCCCTTGAGTAAGAGCTAAAGGAGAATCAGTTGTTCCTCTTGAAGAATATCTACTAGATGATAAAGAAGAAAATCCATCAGATACCCCGTAAAGTACTTCGTACGGATCTACACTTTCGTTAAAGAATCTTCTTATTTGTAAAGGATTATTCGGTGAACTTAATTCTAAAATTCCTATGGTATTTCCAGAGAACGGAGATATAAATGTACTATTACTTTCGATACGATCTTGATTTAAAGTTATAGTTCCGTTACTTATTGTTCCGTTCATACCATCAACAAGTAAAGTAGAATCGTCAGCAAAGAATGATCCTTTAAATGCTGCGGCTGATACGCTTCCAGTAAATAATCCGCTACCATCGACATCTAGTGCTTCGGTAGCATTAGTTGGAAATTTGTTAATTCCAAAGTATCCATTAGAATCAAAACTTGCAACTTTTTGTCCTCCTGGACCCAATGTTATTAATGCTATAGCTCCTGGTACTGAACCAGCAGTAACTGAACTAGAAGGATCAACACCTTGCCATATTGCAGAAGATATTACATAATCAAATCCGTCGTATCCTAATGTTCTCTCAAAAGATAAACAATCTCCAGGAACTACTGTTAGTGGAGTATCGATTGTTCCTCTTGATGTATTTTTTGTTTTTAATAATGAAAAGAATCCGTTAGTTATTCCATATTCGATTTGAACTGGTTCAACTGACTCGTTCCATTCTCTTTGTATCTGTAAAAGATGATCTTTTTCGCTTAATTTTAATATTCCTATTGTATTTCCAGAACCACTAGCAATAAATGTGTCGTTACTTGAGATAAAGTTTCCGTCTAATGTTAATGTTCCGTTATCAAATTTATTACCAAAAGTAATGGAATTTGTGGAACTTGAAATAGTATCGCCGCTTAGAGTTATTGTTCCGTTACTTATGTCTCCGATAATATCTATGCTACCAGCACCTTCGATGCTAAAAGTATCGAGGTTTAAATTACCAGATAAAAATCCACCAGCAGTAGAAACCATATCTGTTCCGCCGATAGTGTTTCCGTCGCCTACGTATACTTTTTTAGTATCAGTAGTATAGATAAGCTCACCTTCTAATGGTGTTATAGTTAGCCTTTCGGCATTGGTACCTCGTCTTAGTCTTAAGGGCATAGATGCGCTCCTGAAATATAGAATCTGCTTCTTTTATTTATCAGGATTTGATAATAGAGGATTAAGAAATCCACTTGTTCTTAAAGTCTTCTAGCTCTCTAGCACTTAATCCGAACTGTTTAGCTAGATTTTCTTCGCTTCTGTAGTCCTCTAGCATATCTAACCACGTGTTACGACTTATTAAACGGCGCAGTAAGGGAAATTCTAAACCACTAACTTTAACAGAATCAACTTGATAATCTTCAAATGCTTCGCAAGCCGCAGGAAATAAGGGTTTTACTAGATTATATAAAGCATTAGCATATTCGCGTATTTCCCACTGAGCGTGTGGGTCCATACGCAAGCGAGCCATATGTAGAAAATTCTTAAGATTAGCCTTCCAATAGCACTCAGTATATCCTCCTACAGGAAGAACAGTTCTAGCGGATTCGCGGGCAAGATTGTAATTATTAATGTAGTATTCGTAGGTATTATAATTATAATCCCAAAGTTTTCTCATACTATCGATAACATATTCTTTTTCATCATCGGCGAGTTCTCCGTCGCGCCCTTGTTTATTATTTGTACTTTGCTCTTTTAATTGATCGTTTTGAGGAATATAAAACTCATCAGTAATTACAGAATAGCGAGCAGAATATTCGTTCAAACTCGCTGTTCTGTGTCTTACTAATTGACGCATAACAAATATAGGAAGTTTAATATGGAATTTAACTTCACACATCTCGAAAGGAGTAGTGTGCTCGTGGCGCATAAGATAGCGAATCAAGCCTCGATCAGTGTTTACGCTTTTAGTGCCTTTACCGTAACTAACACGGGCTGCTTGGACAATAGCATCGTCGCTACCCATATAATCTACTAATCCTACGAACCCGTGATCTAAAACTGGAACATAGTTAGGATCGTTTGTAAAATCGATTTCGTTACGTAAAGTCATTTTTTCCTCTTCATAAATTTATTAGTTGTCTTGGTAATATCTTTTTTAAGTTTTTCAATATCCATTCGAAAATCAACATGCTCTATTTGACCTTCGTAATTCTGAAATAATTCATTTAACGTTTCAGTAAATTTTTCTCCATCAGACTCTTTGTGTTCCTTTTTAAGGACTACGTTCCAAGTATTACCATCTTTAAATGTTATAACAACAGTGTGTAGATAGAATATCGGGATAGCAGAAAGATTTACATCACCTAGTATTTCAGGCCACTGATCAATCATGTCTTGATTAAGTGGTTTCTGCATTTTTTTTGGCACTTACAGTCTTCTTCTTGGGCGGATCTAACTCGTCTGCTATTTTTCTTAGTTTAGCTGCTTCCTTATAAAGTTTGTCAGCATGTGATCTATATTCACTAGCAGACATGGGCTTTGTAGGGTCAACTGGTTTAATGTCAGTTGGAGGAATTAGCGTATCAGTTGATTGAATTTCTTGATTACTATTGCTTAATGCCGAAATATCCTTAATCTCAACATTCTCAGTCTTAGTCTTGTCTTTCTTAACATGAGGCATGTCAGCTTTAATAGAAAGATCGTCTAATGTAACACCTTTTTGTTCAGCAATCATTAGATTAAGTTCATCTAAAGATATGCGATCTCCAGTAGTAGGAGTCATCCAAACTTTATCTGTAGCGACTTTAACAAGTTTACCGCTCAGATGTAATTGTTCTAACATATTTGTTCCGTCGGGGAATGGTCGAGTACTAAGAGCATCTCCGAGTTCATTTGCTTGTTGACCATCTTGGCTCTCAACTAAATTCATAAGAGCATTGTGGTATTGATCCACTAGTGTTGAAGTGCCCACTACTAGGGCACTATGTGAATCACCTGGCAAAGTTCTGTAAATTACACAGACCTTTGCGTCATTGTGCTTCATCTTTCCGACATGTTTAAGCATTAGGTGCTGCCTGTCCGTTCGCTGCTTGAGCAGCCTGACTCTGCTTTGCAGCTAAATCTAGAAACTTCTCTAACTTAGAATAAACAGAACCAACAGCAACCATTTCAGCCGGCTTAAAAGCACCACGGCTACTAGCAACATCTATAATTGTCTTAAGAGCAGCAAGATCATTTAGTGTAAGATCAACTGTGTTATCTTCCTGTGGAGCCGGAGCAGCGGCAGCAGGATTAGCAGTATTTGTATTTGTTTCGTCAGACATATTTAACTCCTTCAATGTCATTATTATATAATCACTTAGATTAAAAAGCAGCCTTATTTTTGGCCAAGTGAGGACATCCTAATAAAAATAATGTAGATTCGTGAGGATCTTCAAAAGCAATAGCATCATAACTTGCTATTCTATTATCATCAAGTTTTGCAAGAGATCCTATCCAATATCTCCCTTTTAAATTGGAATCAATCCAATTAATAACATCACTACGATATAACCCATTAACTGGAGCAGGCATGGGAGACATGTGCGGGAGCAGGCACTCCTGCCGTCTACTACCGATTACATTAAGTGGGTTTACTTTAAACTCTTTCATGAGTGATTACTAAACTCATAGTGGCTGTAAGTACCAAACGGTGGCTTAATGCTTTCGGGACCGTGAATGATAAAGATTGTATCGCAGTAATCTTCATCACCCCAAGAGCTCCACGGATAACCGTCTGTAAACATGATAAACTTCTTAGGAACAATCTGTTCTTCCTTCATGTAAGTCCAGTTAACATCGAAGTCAGTTCCGCCACCGCCTTTAAGTTCATATGTATCGAAGTCTTGAATGTTATCGGCAGTAATGTCAATTGGATCGTACACATCTGTATCAAAAGTCCACAACTTCAATTTGAAGTCTTTAAACTGATCCATGATACCTTTAATTTCACTCAAGAAGTCTTTACCCATCTCGTCAGTAATAGAACCAGACATATCAACACAAACACAAATGTCAATAGTCTGATCAAAGTTCATACCTGGAAGAATAGCACCGGTATGCCAACCTTTACGTGAAGGACGCATCCATGTATAGTCGTTACGGATAGTGCTCTGAATTTGCTGCTTGAGAAGTTCACGCCAGTTAATCTTTGGTTCAGTTAATTCCTGAATCATACGACGTACACCAGCAGGAAGATTACCAGCACCAGCACTCTGTGCCGCACTAATCATAGCCTCCTTAATCTCATCACGTATTTTTTTCAATTCTTCTTTGCTGTACTGAACACGTTTAGATTTACCTTCGCCGTCCTTACTTTCACCATTACCGTCCTTATCTGGATCCATATGTTGGTCCAGCAATTCACCTAATTGCTGTAATTGTTCCATGTCATATTTTTCGAAGATCTCGTCGTAGATTTCTTCAGCACTTTTGCCACGATATTTGTTGTCTTGGAAGATTTTAATCTGTGAAACTTTTTCACCAATCTTATCGTCTACAAGGATTTGATTAATAGCGTAGTCAGTAGCAATATTCCAAATTTGAGGATCACGGTCGCCTCGGCGGAACATATGTTCAAACACGTTATGAAGCACTTCGTGAGCAAACACAAACTCAGTCTGCTTTGGATTTAGTGTATCGATAAATTCTGGAGCATAATAAAAGTGACGACCATCTGTAGCAGCAGTCTTAACAAAGTGATCGCCTTCACAATTTACCATACGAAGTCGTGTAGCCATATTACCAAAGAATGAATGACGAAGAAGTAGACCAACTCGAGCAGTAATTAACTTTTCTTCAATTTTACGGTGATCAACTTTGGATTTTGGTTTCTCAGCAACTTCTGTGGACATTTTTGCCTCTCCGTGTTATACATGTATAATAGCACCTTATTAGAACTTGTCAACTGGTAAACTCATTATAGATTTGGATCCACTTTCTATTCGACTCCAAAGAAAAGAAGTTTCTGGGAGAATACGATCAACAAAGTAATCTGCTACAATTAGTTTATCTTCCATATTCTTTTCTTGTGCGACTTTAATGATATCTAGCCAAGCAAATCCCATATAAACAAGTCCAAAAAGTTTCATATAATCATATGAGGCACTTCCAGCATTATTTGGATTTTTCATACCATGTTGGACAAGCCAATTTGTAGCTTTCTTAAGGTCTTGGAATGCTCTCTCAACAAAGTATGCCCACTTGTTTACATTCTCGTTATTCAAATCAATTTCGAGTTGTTCTTCGAAAAGTTTAAATTGGGTGCGAACTGCTCTACCCATATTTTTTGGAAGTTTACGTCCGACTAAATCTAATGCTTGGACACCGTTAGCACCTTCGTAGATTTGAGCGATACGAGCATCGCGAACAATTTGTTCCATGCCCCATTCTTTAATATAACCGTGTCCGCCAAAAACTTGTTGTGCTTTTACAGCATTTTCAAGACCATAATCGGTAAGAACGCCTTTAAGTATTGGAGTCATTAAACCTAAAATGTCTTGGGATTGGTCGTCTTTCTTATCGCAAAGTAAGGCGGCCTTGTAAATTAACAAACGTCCTGGTATGTTAACGGACTTTATGTCCATAAGCATACGGCGAACATCAGGATGAACGATAATAGGATCAGCAGGTCCTTGTTCATTTTTGACACCGGTTAAAGATCTCCCTTGTAATCTCTCTATAGCATATTTAACCGAATTCTGATAAGCAAGTTCACTCTGGCTTAACCCCTGAACAGCAACACCTAATCTAGCTTCGTTCATCATAACAAACATTGCTTGAAGACCTTTGTTTTCCTCTCCAATAAGGAAACCTGTAGCACCGTCGTAATTCATAACACAAGTAGATGATCCGTGAATACCCATCTTCTTTTCGATAGATCCACAAGATACTCTATTGCGTTCAAAGTCTGCTAAAATCTTTGGAACAACAAATAGACTAATTCCTTTAACGCCTTCTGGAGCACCCTCAATACGAGCAAGAACCAAATGGATGATATTCTCACTAAGGTCGTGTTCGCCGCAAGAGATAAAAATCTTTTGTCCAGTAATTTCGTATGAACCGTTATTCTTATTCACTGCTTTTGTTTTAAGCAAACCGAGATCAGTTCCGCAATGCGGTTCGGTCAAATTCATAGTTCCGGTCCATTTACCTTCTGCCATCCTTTTAATAAAATGTTGTTTATATGGATCGCTTGCTACTTCTAATAGAGCTTGAATTGCTCCACGAGTAAGACCGGGATATAGACTGAAAGACATATTAGCAGAAGAAATAAATTCGTTAACAACAGTGGCAAGAATATATGGTTGACCTTGTCCGCCATATTGTTCAGGAACGTTTAGTCCGATCCAACCACCTTCGGTAAACTGTTTCCAAGGTTCCTTAAATGCTTGAGGAGTTATAACTTCTGGATATTCTAATCCAGGTCCGTTGAGCCAAAAACATCCTGAGCTATCGCCCTCTTGATTAGTAGGAGCAATAACTTCTTCAGCAAGTTTAGCAGCCTCTTGAATAATAGGTTCTGCTAAATCATTATCTATCTTAAGAACATCATTTAATAGAAATAGTGCTTCATTAACTGGTGCTTTATATGTGAGCATAGAAAATCTCCTAATGGACAAATGTATATAGCACCGTAGGGGTCAAACCCCCTACGGTACTTGCCAACATCACTGGTTCGCAGCGATAACATACTTGCCAAAGCGATCGTGGAACTCATCAAAGTTCTTCATCTTGCTTGGATCTAGCGGCAAGTCGTAGTTAGTAAGAGCAATTTTAGCACCCATAACTACAAGTTCAGTTTCAAAATTATCCATCATAAAGCGGAAGAAGTTATCAGCAAAATCATCAAACTTCTTGTCTTTCTTCTGAGCAATATCTTTAAGTTCATAGCATAAAGAAACTGTCAGCGAATACATAGCGGAGATCTCTTTAACTTTGAGCTCCTTAACTTTACCATGTAAGATATCAGTTGGATTAGGCATACGTCCAGCAACTTTGCGGTGTGCCATAAATTTAACAGCCGTACCTTCACCAACAGCACCTGAGACAAGATCCGCAGTAGTGGAATCGTTAATGTCGTCGTCTAACAATTCGCTAACAAACTGCCATGAACGCGGTGTAGCAAATGAACGGCTTGCAGTCTTTGGATCAAAGTCGTAAAGATCCTGTTTAGCAAATGACAGGTAACCAACAACGTCTTTATGGATTTTGTTTTCAACAGCCCAGTTTAACCAATCTTCAAAGTCTACACGTAGTTCTAAGTGAACAAAACGATTGGAAAGTGGAGCAGGCATACGATACGTAACGCCCTTATCAGCCTCACGGTTACCAGCAGCAACAACTAGTACATTGTCTGGAAGTTTGTAGGTACCAACACGACGATTGAGAATTAACTGATATGCTGCCGCTTGAACAGCTGGCGGAGCAGAATTCATCTCGTCCAAAAACAAAATAATATTCTTAAACTGAGCAGCAAATTCTTCAGTAGGCAATTCTACTGGAGGTGCCCACGACATTGTATTGTCGTTGGAATTATAGTATGGAATACCTTTAATATCAGTAGGTTCCCAAAGTGAAAGTCGAACATCGATAACATAAGATTCAAGTTCGTGACCTAACTGGTGAATAGCATCTGATTTGCCAATACCTGGGGGACCCCAGATAAAAATTGGACGACGCTTGCTAAATGCGTGTCGGAGAGCTGCTTTGGCTCCGTTAATTGATACAGTGCGAACGCTGAGATCGGACATAGTGTTGGCTCCTTTGTTTCCGTCTATATTGTTACTATAACACCTATAGATCGTGCGTCAACACCTACTACAATGTAAACGAGCCAATTATTGTTCTAGTTCTCTTTGACGAGCCATTGCTTTAGCTAATCCGTATTTTCGGACGTCACCGGAGAAGAGAAGAAGTTCCGCGGCCTTCTTTTCTTTGAATACATATATTTCTTTTTTATTATAATAGTTTGGACAATCTAAGAATTGATCCAACCAAAGTACAACTTGTGTAGTAATTTGAAAATCTTTTGGAAACGGAATTCTATATGATTTTAATCCAACTTTGGTTACAAGAAATTCAAAACCATCTTCAGTTAATGATAAACTAGAATCAAGTTTGGCACGAGGATTTTTAAACCATTTTAAAATATGTTGACGTATAGAATTGTCGTCAGTTGGGAGATTAGCTTGTTCTAAGAATATCTTTGTATATACTTCTTTTAGTCCTGACATATCACGGTCTCGCCTTGTGTGAGCTTAACAACCGTGAAGTCCTCGACCTTGAACATAGTATTCAACTTCTTTGCCAAATTATGAGCATGACCTGGATTGCTAAATGAAGTTTTTTTATACTTTGGACCTGGATAATTTGATACGAGTGAACTGCTCTTAAGATTAAATGGCTGATTTTTATAGAATACAGCCCAGATAGCTTCAGCGTCTAGAACCTGTTCTACTTTATAGTTCTTTTTATTAGTATATTCTAATATCACTGTTGGTTTTGGACGACTCATATCATACTTTCTTTAGTATAATATTTATCGCTTTTCCTCCAAAGATCCACCATCCATAACTATACTTACAATCTCAGGTTCTGTTGATGATTTTGTATTTTGATCTCTTTCTAAAAGACGCAAAGAGATAAGGTTAAGGTTGTGAACTACATTCTCAGCCTCATTTACGGGGAGTTTTATCTCTTTTTGGCCACTTTTAACAGCAAGTCGGACTTTTTTAATAAATTCTTCTAAAACTGCTATTGAAATCTTATCTGCTGGCATTGCTCAACACCTGTCTTAATTCCAGTTCAGTTTTAAATGGTCCTTTATGATCGTATCGTTGGATAGTAATTAATTTGGGACAGAAACTTCTTACCCAACCTTTATCGAAACGTATAGCATAATAGCCAGCACAATACACGCTCTTGCTTGCATCGCTTTTGGTAAAGAGAGGTAATTTACGTTTGATATCATACATTGGATTATGTGGTATACAATTTGTTGGATATCCGTAAATTTCGTTGGTAGACTCTTTAGGAATTTCTGTTTTAGCTGTGACAAAGAAGTTTTTTCCAAATTGCTTCTCCAATGTTTTAGTATCCTTGAAGACCGCCTTTTGTTTATTTGAAACAAGTATAAACTTATTCGACTCGTCTCTTTGTAAAGTACCAACACGATTTACTCCATCTTCGATAATCCAAAACTTACCATCAATTACTGGCTTAGCTTTCATTTCCATTTTTATCACTCCGGGTATTTTGCATTTAATGGCTCTGCAAATTGTTGAGCTTGTTCTGAAACTTTAACAAGGTCAAATAATCCGCAGAACTTTAATAATCTCATGCCTACCTGCTCGACATTCTTAGCATGACTATTTGTTTTAATTGTGTCGTTGATAATTTGTTTAATATCATCGGGCTGAGCCTTGAGATCAATAAGCCGCCGATTGCGTTCATAATCATCAAGTACACGATGTTCAGCACCTTCGTGATCAACCCAACGCTGTAGCATAAGATTATTCCATGCAAAACCTTTGCTTCTACGATCCTCGAAAGCTTCTTGAAGTTTGTTCTTACGCACCTTAGGATAGGCGCTAAAAACATTATCGGTAGGGTCGCCACGCATACACTTTTCAAAAAGAACCCATTCTGGATTAACTGCTCCCTTAGGCTCTTTAGTCTTACTATCAATGACCGGTTTTCCTTTAAGAGTAAAGGTTCCTTCGTGTGTAATAATGTGTTCGTTAATTCCGTGATACTGTTTAACATTCGGAGCAATAAGCTGAACAAAATCGGAATCAGTAGAGATAATGATGTGATTGTCGTTAGGATGAGATTCAATCCATCCTGCAATAAGATCATCAGCCTCAAGTTGAGGATTTTGAAGTACAGTGCAATTAGTTTTTTCGGTAATAAATTCTTTAAATTTGTCAAATGTTTCCCAGAAAAGTTTATCCTCTTCCGCCTCCTTTTCAGTTAGAGCGGCGCGAGCCTCTGACCTATTTCGCTTATAAGGAGCATAAAAGTCTTTGCGCCAAGAACGGCCTTCCAAACAAAATACAACATGGTTGCCTTTAAAGTCTTGCCACGCCTTTTTAATACTTGCCAATGTAACATGTAGTGCCATTCCTATCTTAATATCTGCGTCACCTCGAACGACATGTCGGGCACGAAAGAATGTGTTAGCAGTATCTACGATGATATAGTTCATGTAATTCTTACCACCTTGTTTTGGTTGTCTTCAGCGAGAACATTTTGGCACAAGTTCTTAAACCACTTGTCAATGATCTCCTCATCAGTATTACCAGTATAACCTGCTTTTCGTAATTCGTCAATGAAGTAACTATTCCAATCCAATTCAAAGTATCCATTATTTGGATCATTGGGATCGAAGTGTGTTTCTAGAACATTAACATATGGTTCTTTATTCTTTGTAGCACGTTCTTTGTCGGACAACTTTGGCTTTTTAACTTTTGGTTGTTCTTCAACTTTTGATTCTTCTTTAGAACCAAATAACCAATCTATAAATCCCATTATGTTCCCCACTCGTTCTTGTATAGCGGAACTTGGATACGTGGACTAAATCTTACTCCGATATCTCTAGCATAATCCGCAACTTGTCTCTCATTCATTTCATAAACTGAATTAACACCACCAACTGGCATTAAGTAAACTGGAATGTCAATACCTGCTTCTTTGTATTTGCTTACTGCTATTTGAGCATCTAAAGCATCTTGTTCATTAGCAATAACAAATTTAAAATAACTTTTATGTCCTGGAATCTTTAGATAATCTTTTACAATCTCAGGTTTAATAGCATCTTCCATTTTTTCACCACTACAAGGAAGTTTAGCACTAATACTAAATGTCACTTCAAGTTTCATACCCTCTGCCTGTCTAAACAAGTATTTGGCAAGCGCATCATCTAAAGGTTGGGTACCATTAGTTTCAAACGTAAGATATCGCAATTTCATTTCTCGATTACCAAGTTCAATGAGTAATTCTGGATAAGCACGTTGCCAACTAAGTAAAGGTTCACCACCTGTAATAATTAAATGCTTCTCATTAAAGTTTCTGTCTGGAAGTAATTCTTGAAAGCGATCAATAATATCCTTAATATCCATAACAGGAGATAGATGTTTAAATCTAGGATCCCACGAAGCATAACTATCGCAGCCTGTAGAAACTAAAGGCAAGTCTTTATAATCGGCATATTTCAAACCGTCTTTAGCAATAGTATCACGTTCAGTTGAAACTTGTCCACGTGGCATACCAAATCCACCACAAGTAAAGTTACAACCAAAAGTTCTTAAAAAGATACTTGGAACGCCTACATACTGTCCTTCGCCTTGTAGGCTATAAAAGATTTCGGATATTTTAAGTTTCATAAAACTAATATACGCTTTCTAGACGTAAATGTCAATATTATCTTTTTTCTAGATCAGTTAGGTTGGGAGGGAAATTACTAAAATCTCTGTTTAAATGTTTTATCGATTTATTAACTGTATCTAATTCGCTTTTAATTTCAACTAGAAATTCTTTAGCCTGGAACATATGAGTTACTGTTAAAACAATTAACATTATTCCTGCTAAAATAGAAAGAAAATATGCTATCTTTTCCATTACTTAGCCCACCATTCTTCCCAAGGAAAAACTATCCATTCGTCTTTTTCGGATTTATTAATTTCTGTTGAATAATAATTTACATTTGCTTCGCTTGAAAGGTTATTAATCATAACAGCAAATTTAACATTATCTCCAAATATAGTATCCCATTGAATATCATAAGGTAAAGCATTAGATTGCCAATCCTTTTTAATCCAATTAATAGTAGCACCACTATCATTGATGTCATCTACAATAAGGATTTTTTTGAGTTTATAAGCATCTTCAGCCATCCAAGCATTAGATTCAGGACCATCGCCATCTCCGTCTCTTAATCGAACATCGAGACTATAAGATTTAATGCCTAACATCTTACCAAGCATAACAGCAGGGATAGTTCCACCGCTATGAATACCAACAATGTAATCAGGTGTCCAATTATCTCGATATAATTTAACAGCAAGATTGTTTACATGTCCTTGAACTTCTTGCCATGTGAGATATGTCTTAGGGGTCATTCTTTTTCCTTGCCTCATAATCATCTTTAACTAGATTATAGACTGCTTTGAAATTTTCAAAGGCTTTATCTAGTGCTGGGTACATATTACACATTTCTTCAACTTTTGTCAAGGAAGGCATTATTTCCTCAAACTCTTTCATATTTCGAAAACTGGTACCAATTGAATCCCAATAATTCTCAGAAGACATTGTATAAGAACTTGCGGGTGGTGGTGTTAATGTGATAGTGTTTATCATTCCGTTGTCTGTAGTATAATACATTGTATTATTGCTGTTAGTATCTAATGTGAATTCACTAAGATCTATAGTGCTATTACTTAACACTGTTATAGTATTAGGATTTGTTGTCACTTTCGTCTCCTAACATTGACTCTATTAGTTTATAATGGTCGTATGCTTTCTTTAATGCTTGATATTTTTCATGCTTTTCAAGATCGGGTGTAATAATTAAAAATCGTTCCTTTAGAATAGATATAAGTTCTCCTAATTCATCTAGGTCTATTATTGATTTGTCTGTAGTAATTCTTGGATGTACCCCACTGAGATGAATAGTACCGTAATTAGATAATCCACCTGTACCTGTTGTTACATATGGATAAGTGGTTGTAGATATTTGTCCTATACCTCCACCACTTCCGCTATAATAGCCACCATTAGGAACAGCAGTAGTACCATTTACTACTCCATATGTTCCACCGGTTGTTCCAGTTGTTGATGTTGAACTACTATTTCCAAACATACCTTTTAACCATGTCATTCATTTCATCCTTGCTACTATATTAAAGAATTCTTGCTTCAAATGAGGATCTTCTCTAAACTTACCGCGCATAATAGAAGTAGTCATATCACTCTCATGTTCGCGAACACCACGATGTGTCATACACAAATGTTCAGCCTGAACAAGAATAGCAACTCCTTCGGCTTCTGTTACACGTTCAATTTCATCAGCAATCTGTACAGTCATTTCTTCTTGAATTTGCGGACGACTAGCAATCCAGTCTGTGATACGATTGAACTTACTTAATCCAATAACATTCTTACCTGGGAATACTCCAATATATGCTCTACCTTTAATTGCTTGAAAGTGATGAGCGCAAGTAGAACGAATAGTAATAGGACCAGTTACATAAAGTTCGTCATATTCATTAGCATTTGGAAATGCTGTAATTTTGGGTTGTGCCTCATAACGACCTGAAAAGATTTCTTTCATAAACATTTTAGCAACACGATGAGCAGTATCATTTGTGTTATGATCGTTTTCTGTATCGATGACAAGACTTTCGAGTACCTTCTTCATATTTTCTTCGACTTCTGCTAAAAGCAAGTCATGTTCCTCAGGAAGAATATGTTCACTAATATTATCATTACAAAAAAATCTAACGCCTTTTTCTTTTAGGCGATTAGCAATAGTAGCGGCGGTGCCGTTACATGTACAGTTAGTCATTGTCATTTTCTTTCTCCGATGTTGACGCAGTGGATTGCGATTTGTTTATAATACATTATTTAGGTCGTAGAATCAATTATTGTTTGATAAAGAGCAGACCCGTTGAAGTATTTTTCTCCAACCTGCTCGGCTATTCTTCTAGAATCAACTAACATAGGAACATCATATGCATTTATTATACGATGTATAATATCTACAAGTTTATCTTTATGTGTTATGTAAGATTCCCAATTTTCTGTCCATTCGCTAGGATACAAAGTTCCTTCAGGCCACATTTCTTTATAACTGAGTCGATCTGGCATTAATGGAAATGCTCCCATCATTGCACCTTCATAAACACTAATACCTAAGGTTTCTTGTAAGTTAGCACTAAAGACAATCTTACTTTCGGCAAGAAGATTGTAGTATTCATTTTTAGTTAATCTTCTTTCTTGAGCTACTATCCATGTACATTCAGGCATCGTTTCTGCAAGATCTTTAAAAATTTCAACTTGCTTCTCTGGCGCAATACGATGTGGGAAAACAATTTTATCTTCTTTAGTAACTTCCATATAAGGTGCTAATAGATCATACATATATTCCATCGGCCACCCAACAATTAGTGTTCCAGGATAATATTCTTTCCACTTATCTAGATCATTTTCTCCAAAGAGCTCGTTAAGAAACATCTTAAGATGAAATTCAGTAGCAAAAAAATTATGATCAAAGCAATGAAACATTGATGCTTCAGCATTTCGAACCCAAGGTTTGTCACCTATAAGTCTACCTAGAAAGTCTTGAGGATCATAACTACCAGCATGCCACATACCACCAATCTTAATCTTAATACCTAAAAGTTCTGCCATATATTTTAATTGTATAACAGTGGGATTCCAAGCATCAGTGTATAAGAAATAGTCGCCGTCTTTTACCTCACCACTAAGAAATAAATTGCTAATTCTTTTTAATTGTTCGCTTTTATAAGAATTAGTACCTGCGAAATTTAAAAATGCTCCAGGAGTTACAACTTGAGGTATTGAACCTCCGCTAATTGCTTTTGTAGGAATACCTGCTTCTTCTAATTGCTTAGGAAGATATTGTTTCCACTGTGCAGTATAACGAGTATCAACTGGCTCTAAATCAACTAGGTATAACATTGAAACGATCTTCTCTCCAGTTATTTGTTATTCTCTGACCACGACGATAGCGATCAAACTGACCGTATGGAGTTTTGAAATTGTATAAGTCCTTTTCATTATACACATAACCAAACTCTTTACAAAATACTAGATAAGCATCTAGTTCATCAAAAATCTTATTAATATCAGGATATCGACTTGTGGACATTAGTTCCTCCTTAGTTCCACTGCTTTATACAACCGTTTTCACCATCTTCACTAACTTCAACCCAAACTTTACGATTTGGATGTTTCTCATTAATTGCTTGATACAAATCATCAGCAATCATTTCACAACTCTTATAATCAAGTTGTAACTGTCCTTGATATAAGTTTTCTAGCCAACGCTTGAATTGAATAAACTCAACATCGCGATCATCATGAAATACTTCAAGCCAAACTTTAAAATGGAAGATGTGTCTATGCGGATGTCCTAGAAAACTAACATCATCCCATCCACCTGTGGCAAGATTAGGATTTTCTAACGCCGCAGGATAGCGATGGATACCTTCTCTACGAAAAGTAACCCAAATCATATTTGTATCAGCCTTCAACATTTACAACCTCTTCCTCTATAATTAACGGTTTATCTTCACCGTATTGTGACCAATCTGTAAACTTTTTACGATCCATAAGATCGTGTAACTGATGTACCCATACACCTGGATTTGATTTTCTAAAATCACTATCGTCAATTTTAACACAAGTATTGTAATTAAGTAAAGTAGAGTAAGGTAACTTTACAGAAATCTGTGTAATAAATCGATCATGTTCGTTCCAAGCAGCAAGTGAATCTAAGATATTGTCGTAAACGGAAATATCAAAGTCTAATGTAACCCAGTAATCTCTTTTTAGCAATTCTTTAATAACTGCTTCCCAGTACATAAGATTAGTTCCATTAAAACTATGATTGGCTCCGAGATAGATATGTTTGGCATCTACATCGTCTGCTATCTTTGAAACCTTATCTGGATTTTGTAAGCCTACAACGAACAGTGTAGTCTTTCCATACGCAGGCGTATGTTCGATTTCGGTGCCAACAAAGAATATGACATCGTCTTTAACACCGTCGTTGTAGTCTCTTTTCATTTTACTTCCTTGTTAAGTTGCCTGATATCCATGATAGCCAGTCTTGATTGATTCAATCTTAGCCATTTCTTCTTTAAGATATAGTTTTTCAACTTTCATCTTATGGATCTCAACATCGTCTTCATAATGATTATACGCATCAACAATCTTTTTGTCAAGGTCGTCGTGCTTAGACTTTACCACTTTATAATGTGATTCAATCTTATCCTCAATCATTCTACTGACTCCTCTAACCTTTCAAGGTTGCTTTCATCCAGACCGCTGTCATCTAGATGATGTTCGACCGGTGTTTCTTCAAAATCAAACAGCCGATTGAATTGTGTTGAAGAATTAACGGTCTTCTTTCCGGTAGCACCTCGTGTTCCGATAATGCTAATCCAGAACTTGTTATAATCTTCGACAAGGGCTAATGCTTTGTCGCGATCGTCAGTCTCAAAGATTCTATCTATAATATCTCGAAAATAAAGTCTATCAAATCCATCCATGAATAACATATTCGGTATTACGTTATTATCATATTGTCTATTTGCTTCTTGAACTGAATTAATATGCATCCACACATTATGTCCCATTTGAATAGCATATGAGAAACTATCCCACGAAGTTCTACCTTCCTTGCCATTTTTATTTAGGTCGCCTGGCTTATAGATACAAACATCTTTGACTAAAGAACGTGAACTAATTGGAGAGTCAGTAAAGTTCTTAAAAATACCGTCTTGTAAAACAGCATCTTTAAATAACCGTGTATCTGTAGCATACTTCTTATTGTCTACAGAAGGAACCATTCGATATGTCCACTTCTTGTGATGTTCAGTTTCTGTTTGAATATAAACTTGTCCATTAGCAGTAGCAAGGAACGGGCTCGCACAATCAAATGATACTGTAAAGTTCTCGTTGTGATACTTACGAACTGCTCGCTGTATGTCAGTTAACAAACATGCCCACTCTAGTTTACTTGTTCCTAGAAAATGCATCCAGTCCTGTTTGCCCTTTTCAATTAGCCCATCGAAACGAAGAGCCACAAGACGACGTAGAACAAGATGAACATCGCACATATTTTGACCACCCATAGACCATCCGTTGAAATGTTCGTTCGGATATATTTTAGGATCGCTATACTTTTTTTGACGATCGTACCAATCGTCGGCTTCGGTATGGTTTTCACCTTGTAAAACATTTAAAAACTTACAACTCCCATTTCTGTTTCTAATAAAATAATCATTGTTAATGAATGTAGCGTTAACTGCTTCTTGATAAGAACTAATACCAGTTGCCTTAGCACCTGCAGGACTACGAGAAACCCACGCTGGAATATCAAGAATCATTCCATAGTCCATAAGTGAGTCCATCCAAGCAAGAACTTGTTGACGTTTCTTACTTGCCTTAGGACAGTTAGGATCTTTCCAATCGCCTTCCCACACGCCTTTACCAATCTGGAAGCCGCCACTGTCGCCTACAACAAGACTTGTTCCATTACGCTGACGATTTCGAAACATATCTTCTTTAGGTGAATGTCTTGTAAGATCGAGATCAGCATGACCTGCTGAATACAATCCCCACTTGTAGTAAAAGTATCCTTTCTCTGGGTCGAAGAAGTTTAATCCTTCGACACCATTATTAAATCCTGTCGGTATACGAGCAGGATCTACATAAGGACCAAAACGCTGCTTTCCGATAAATGTAGAATAAAATGAACTAACGGCAGGAAGGAAAACCGCATAGTCATTCTGTGTTGCCGTTAAGTTCTCGTTCATAGAACATCCATTGTGAATAACGCTCTTACATAATATTGTGAGTCAAAACGAATAGGTTTTCTAGCAAATACAACAAATCCGATATCGTCTCCAACCATAACATCTCGCATTGACTTGCCAGTTGTATAAACATCGTCAACAACTAATCGAATTTTATTATTTGGATTACAATACTTCTCTAATGCTAATTGTAGTTTAACACCACCGCGAGGAATACCATAGACAGATCCAAATTGTGTTTTCTCACTAATCATTTTAGCAAGACATTCCCAATCATCATCTGTTAAAGCATCGCACTCGATCTTCCACTCTAGTTCATTACTAGCATGTGAAATAAATTTACCTAGTTGAAATAAACTCATTAATCTACCTCTATGATTGCTGCTGGATTGATACATTTATTATCTACAGGAATTCCACCAGCATCTCTACATTTTATATTATGTGTGTATTCTCCAAGACCCCAAAAGACAATAAAAATTACTAAAAGAGCCCAGAAGATATTTTCAATCTTTTCTATAGACATCACTTTGTCTGCGCCGGAATGTAATAGTTGTAAACAGCAAGTCCACTATCAACAGTAATAAGAGCAACGCCATCATCACTAAACTTAACAGTCTTGTCGCCACCTAGACCGAGTATGCTAATAAACTGAGCAATTGGATAAGACCAATTCTGTTTCAACTTACCTGTAATACCTGTCTGAAATACAAAACTACCTTCATGTGTACTAGCATCACCGAAGAATACCTTAAGATCATTATTCTCTGTCTTAACAAGGAATACTGATTCTTCAGTGTGAGCAGCAGCCTGTAGTTTCATACGAGCAATACTTGTAACGCTTGGTTCAAACTCGACTTGCCAAGAAGCACCTTTAAACTTTACAGTCTTTAGTTTCTCGTTAATAAGAGCCTGTCCCATTAACTTATATTCGTTCTTAAAGTCGCCAGTAGCGTTCTCGAAAAGAATCTCAACTGGTGTATCTTCACCATTGCGCTTATCCCAAACAACTTCAATATGAGCACCTTCTTTGTACTCTGGATTCTTTAAGTGTAGATCCAACTTATTAAGATTAGGCATACCAAATGTGCCAGTTACTTCCTTAACAGGGTTCTTTGTTTCAGCCTGAACAATAACTGTTCTATTCTCAGCCATTGCATCAATAGCAGTTGAATCCTTTGTGCCTGTAATTTTCACAAGATCAATTACGCCTAATGAATGTGTATGTTCTACCAAGTCTTTTAGAAAGTCAATCACGATTATCCTCCATATGATACATTATACTTAGATTGCTTAGTTAAAGTCAATATTATTTTTTTCTGTACTGTGGGTGAATAGTTTCTCTTATTATTGGTTCTGTCGTTTGCCAATCTGAAATGTTTCCAGTTTTTTCTATTCTTTGTTCGAAAGACTGATCTCCGAGTCTTTCCCTCTCTTCGATGTATTTTTCTTTTAAATAATCTTCATTTGTTCCGTGAAATAATTTGTGGTCGATTATTAAAGTATAATCACCACCTTTATTAACATTAAAGTGAACATCGGCATAATAATTTCTTACTAACCAATCTCCAAAAAGACTTGTATCCAATTCTGGACTACATTTATAAGTAAATGTAAGTCTATTGAAGTATTTGTATAGTAGATAACACATTCCAACATATTCGTTAGCAATATTATCTGCAAGAGATTCGCTAGTAAACTGTTCAAAGTTTACATAAAAGTCTTGTTCCACATAATCTAGAACATTTTTATTTTTACCAAAGTCTAAAGTATAAAATTTATTCAAGTCTTCTGTTTCTTGTGGATTAATAATAGTACCACTTCGATATTCTCTTAAAATTTTCAGCCAAATATACGAAAATTTTAATCTAACAAATCTTTGAATAATAGTGCTTTTAAAATTATTTGAATACCAATGATCTAAAAATGTTTTACTATAATCATATGGATCTCCAGTTCCTACTATTCCGTAATCTCTATAATTGGTTATAATATGAGTATGATCGGCCATTGTAAATGTATGACCGAGGCTAATAGTTTCAAGCCATTTGCGAACATTATATAATAATTGCATATTGTGGAAGAAGTCGACTGCTTCTTCTGTAGGGAACCCAACCATCCAACTAGCGTGATTAAATAATCCTGCTTGTCTAGCATCTCGTAAATTTTGTTCTACTTCCCATACCTCTACTTTTTTTCGCATATCGTTAAGGATCTTTTGACTGCCAGTCTCAACTCCAAACGCTAAAGCCGTACATCCAGAGGCTACGGCTTTTCTTATAAAAATAAGATCCATTCTACCGTCGCATCTTGCCATAACATGCCATCTAATTCCTAATTTTCTTTTTAAAAGTTCTTCGATAAAATCTCCGAAGTTTTTAACGTTACCATTTGCAAGACTATCAACAAACCAAAATCTTTTTACCTTATAAGTTTTAACATAATGTTCAATTTCATCTACTATTCTAACAGGATTTAAACTTCTGAATTTCCAAAAATGTGTTTCAGCACAAAAGCTACATTTGGCAATACAACCTCTAGATGTTTCCATACTAACACCATGGTCTGTGTAGTTGCGTATATCATAGTCGCTATAATCAGCAAATGGGTATTCATCTAGATTAAGTCTACTATTAGTGCTGCCTATAATTTCATTCATAGGATATTCTTCAGGTAAATTTTCTAAAACATTTATTAGATTTTCTTCAGATTCTCCCACAAACACGTAATTAAATAAATTGTAAGCAGATCCCCCTTCCTTAAAGTCATTAGTATGTGTGAGGGGTTCTGGTCCTCCTGCAAGAATACAAATATCTGGATTTTTTTTACGAAGTTCCTTGGCCATATATGTAGCAGCATGAATACTGGTATAATACATACTCATTCCAACGACTCGAACATTTGAATCTATAATGTCGTTAACTGTCTTATCTAATATAAATTTTAAATCTGGTAAAAGGAAATTTTCAAATTTTTCTTTAATAGACCACAAGAAATGTCGACCTATTTCCCAATAATCTTGTCCGTGGTTTTCAAGAAACCAATAGTACGACTCTACATTAATATCGTATACCTTAACACTATAATCATACATTCTCATTAATGCAGTTAATTTTGCTGTTCCGTATGGAGGAAATGTAACAGTCCATGCGGGAGGAACGATCATAGCTATTCTAAATTTGTCAGTAGGAGACCAGTTAATAATAGGATTTTTAAAAGTAAGGTTTCTATTTTTTTGTAAATCTTTATCTTCTTCTAAAAATCTTTCTATTAATATTTGATCACGATTACCAGCATATTCTTTTTTTGCCTTAGCTTCTTCATCTCGAAGACTCTCCATAGTTTTTTGAGCTATTTCTTTTTTAGATATATTACTCATTAAATATTCCTTAATCAAAATCAAATAATTTATTAAATGTTGTTTTTTCTTCAGTACTACTTAGATCCCAATCCAAGACGCCGATAAGATTACTTAACTTATTATCAATAATAGTTGATTCCATTTCAGCATCATCAAACGGTAAATCTTTAAACCATTGTGGCAATCTTAACTCATCAACTGGATAAGCAACAGATGTAAAGCCCATTGGGTTATGCTTTAATTTACAAACAATAACTTTAGCACCGTCGCTGATGTTAATGGAATAGTTGTCGTTATACATTTTCTTCAGTGTATTCCAGTTAATACTTGCTCTAACATGTCCTGGCATATTTGCCTTGCCAGCTTTTTGTTCTTTTCTCTGATACTCAGTAATATTGTTTGCTCGCTTGGGAGATCCTTTTTCCCAACCGGGTCTACTCTTAAAGTCGATACGGAACTTTGTAATCATGTCGAGAATTTCTTCCTCCTCAGCATTATTTAAAACACGTTCGAGAATTTTACTTAAAAACTCTTGCATGAATTCTGGAGTATCAGATCTTTTAAGATCTAAACCCATTGCCTTGATCTTACCAGCTTTGCCTTCGACATCCATTCTCTTACCTTCTGAATCGTAATAGAGAACAGCATAACGCTTTTTAGTAATGAACAAGCCTTTACTGCCAACAATCTCTCGACCAGCCTTGATAACATCACCACGACTCTTTGGACAGTGAAAGGAGTTTAACATGAATGTGGAAAATGTTCCATTCACTTCATCCGATATTTGATCATAAAGACTAATAATATTGTCTTTGCTCCAAGGAATGTTTCCGGATTCGATATCTTTCTTTAGAACATTATATGCCGAGAAGTAAACAGAGTCAGTATCACCATAAATGATACTCTTACCAATGTGATCATAATCACCTGCTATAATTTCATTAACCTTACTAGCCATATGCTTGGCAACCTGTCTACCAACAAGTGTAGTTGATTGTCCAATACGTTTATCAAAGAAGCGACATCCAGGATTAAGAATAGCACCATACAAACTATTTAGGTTAATCTTTTTAACTAATTGACGTTTATCCCAAAATGCATATTCTACTTTGTTGTCTGCCTTTAGAGCATCTTTAGCCTTTGCCTGTAGTTCTTTACGTTCAGCATACCAACGCTTTAGTAGTCCGGGAATAACACCTTCATATTCATGTGTAAAGATTGTGCCATTAGAAGTAAGCATCCAAGGATTGTGGCTGTCAAAGATTAGTTTATGAATCTCTGCTCCACTCATTACAGTTGATTCACCATTCTCCCAATCAACTGTAATTTCTTGTGCCTTATCTTTTTCCATAACCCAATCGTATTCAAATGTGCCAAACATACCTTCCCATGCTGCCGCAAAAGTCTTTTTATGTAGACGCATTTGTGTTTCAATATGTTCGTCTGTAGCAGTTGATCTTAATTGACCAACGATTGTTTCTGGAGCCATGTTCAATGCTCTAATTGCAGACGGGTACAGTGAGTTAATATCCATACTGCCGATCCAATCGTGTAAACCTTTCTTTGGATACGCAACATATGCACCAGCAGCTTGTGTGTTTTCGCTTTCGTCTCTCTTTGGACGATTCGGAACAATTAGTCCACGACGATGTGCCTCATTAATTATTGCTTGCTCAGTGACAGCAACGGCTCCCATTGTTGTTTGTAGTAAAACAGTATTAGCATGAGCAAGCTCGTTACTTAAATCGATGAACTTTAATTTGTCATCTAGTTTATTAAGTAGTGCAACGTCTTGTCTGTTATATTCAATAAACGTTCTAAAGTCATTATTATATAATTGATCAAGTGTGCCTTCGTAAACAGTCTTACGTTCGCCGATTTCCATTTCGCCGATAGCATCGAGACGATATGTATGTCTTTCTTCGTAAGTGTATTTTCTATAAAGTTCTAAACTATCAAGATGAACACGCCCAACAAAGTCATAAGTTGCCATTTGGCGACCATATTTTTCGAACTCACGTTTCTTTGGAAATTGATCCCACAAGCAGAAGCGTCTTGTATCTTCTTTGCTTAATACACGAGCAACACGATTGACTGTATAAGGAACGTCGTATCCCTCACTGTTCCAACCGCTAATAATATCTGCGTCATCAATTAAGTCTAAGAATGTTTCAAGCATATCTGCTTCACGTTCGAAGATAAAACAATCTTCAAACTCGGCACATATTTCTTGTGCTTGTTCGACGGATAACTTCTTTGGAGGAACAGCAAGTGTTACAAGTCTGTTAAGCCATTTAAGATGTACCGAAATAGCAGTAATGCCCATAAAAGGATCACTAGGATCAGCAAAGCCCCGCTCGGGGTCGAAATCAGTCTCAATATCGAAGAAAGCAATGTGTAATTCCGGTGCGTCAATATTTAAATAGTTTTCCTCAAGACATCTAAAAATTGGATTGATGTCACTTTCGTATTGTCTCTTACCGGAATGTATTTTAAGTTCTTTATGAAAATCTTTTTGATTACGAGCAGACACTCGCCCTAATTTTTCTCCATAGACGCTTTCATATTTGCCTTTAGCATCTGGATAATAAAAAACATAACGGGCAGGATATTCTCTATAATGTCTCTTGCCGTCTTGTCTTTCTACAATTTTAATTTGATCATTATTTCGGTCAAAGATACCGTCTACGTAACTCATACTTTCTCCCGCGACTTGTGGCTCGCATACCTTCTACATGTTGCTTAAGGCAACGACTCTTAATGAAATAAACCAGCAATAAAAATAATATTAACACCAAGATTAGTTAGTATTATAGTTTTTTCTTTCCAAAGTAAACCTATAATAATCCAAAGAGTATTTGAAAAGATATATCCATAAGCATACCACGGATAGAGATTAAGAGAAGCCATAGCAGAAGAAGTGAGAACACAAATAACTCCAATCCACGCTAACCACTGATATGGTTTCTCGTCTGTTGTCAATGATCACGGCCTGTTGTAACTAGAATGTTTTCTAGTTCTTCCATTTCAGACTGAGCCTCACCCCAATTACGCTTATAAGCAACATTAACTGCCTTTGAAAGCAATGAAGGCTTTATATCTAATTCCTCAGCAATTGACTTAATAGTATCACGAAGACCACCCTTAAGATCGTCAACTTCTTGTAGTACTGCTACACCTTGGTCAATGACACTCAAAAGTTTGGCCTTTTCTTCAGGCCCGTAAGTACGACTCATTTATATCTCCTTATTTTTACATTATAACATCTCGTCTTCTAAATTCCAAGTAAGACTTGAGTCACTTTTTATCAATTTTACACGATCTTCGAAATCAAAACCAATTTTAAGAACTTTATCACCTATCATATAATCAGCGGGACTTGCTCCCCATGTTTTGGTCCAATCAACTAATTTTCTAGCACCGCTAGGTTTTAAAATATAAGCATGAGCACCTTCGTGCCAAACACCAGTAGAAGCAGGTTTGGTTGTTCTAAAACCATCCAATTTAAGAACATCGCAATCCTTTAGTGAGATCGGTGGACTTTTTCTAAAAACTATATCACTTTCAAAAATACCTATTGTTTTATCTAATTCTAAACATTTTAGCCAAAGAGCATAGTGACTCATAAAGCATCCACGCACTCCTGCTCGAGCAAATTGTTGAGTACCTTTTGGATAGCGTTGATCTATCTTATAAGGGAATCGATGACTTCTACCATCAAATCCAGGAAATAGTTCTATGTCCCAGTGATGTTTATTAGCACTTTCTACTAAAGTAGGTAAGTGTTCTTCGGTCTTTTTATGACCTACTAGATAGATGATAAAAGATAACATCCTATTTCTCGTCCAGTCCAACTCTTTTTAATTTGTGGAAAGGTATCCATCATTTCTTCATGTGACCAATCGTCTTTAACATGAATTTCAAAATGATTACCTTCAAAAGCATCTTGCGGATAATGAACTATTGGAATACTAATAATCAGTCTAGGACAAATAGCTAATACACGATTTACTACATCGATAGATTCTTCTTTAGTAACATGTTCTAGAACATCACCAGCAAATGTTAAGTCTATAGGAAGTAAGGTCTGATAGTCAACCTTTCTGATGTCCTCGTTGATAATTTCATGATATTGATGTCTTAAATCAAATTGTTCAATATAAGGTGCCCATGCTTCAACACCAATCCAATAACTGCTGTAAATTTGTGTAGTAGTATGTTTTCTAAAAAGTCTGCTGTAAGTACCTTTTCCTGTACCTAAGTCTAATACTCTTTTAATCGGTTCTTGGATTTCTTTAACCCATTCTACCGTCTGTGCTTTTCCTTCTTTTGAACTAGATGGCATGATTCGTCCTTAAATAATATAAGCACATATTTACCATAAATAAAAAGATGCTTAATAAACAACTATTTGAACAAACAATTACAGCCCTAAAATTAGAAAACAAGTATAGGGTGTTCAACGATATTATGAGAGAATGTGGAGATTTCCCACATGCCCTTTGGTATGGGCCCTATGCCATTAAAAAGATAGTAAACTGGTGTTCTAATGATTATCTTGGAATGGGTCAACACAAAGTAGTTCTTGATGCAATGCGAACAGCTCTCGATGGTGCTGGAGCAGGATCAGGCGGCACAAGAAATATAGCCGGTACTACACATTATCATGTTGCCCTAGAACATGAATTAGCAGGATTACATGGTAAAGAACGGGCTTTGCTTTTCACTAGTGCTTATGTAGCAAATGAATGGTCTCTTATAGCCCTAGCAAAAATCATTCCAGATATTGTGTTTGTATCAGATAGTAAAAATCATAATAGTCTTATAGAGGGTATGCGTCATAGT